ATCATATGGTCTGTCTAATAAATTCTTAATTTTTTCAAATGTTAAATAATCTGTATTTTCTTTTCCATAATTATTGACAACTATAATATTTTGAGTATTATTATTTGTTGTATTATTTACAGTTCCTACTTTATCTATCATTTTTTCAATCTGTTTTTCTAACTTTTTTTTCTCTTTTTCTAATGTTTTAATTTGTTGGTCTTTTATCGAGGAAACTTCTTTACATCTATGTAATTCATGTCTCCGTTTATGAGCATAAGATGAAAAATTAGATTCACAGAAATCGCAAAAAAAAACCGGGTCTTTTTGGGTCTTTTTTGGGTTTTTTTGGGTCTTTTTTGGGTCTTTTTGGGTCTTTACCATAAACATAAGAGAATTATTTGTATTTGTAAAATGTTTCTTACAATTTAGGTGTTGTTTATAGTTTCCTTTTAAAATAGTAGCAAAATTACACAACTTACATTCATAGAATACCATATATTATAATAAAATAAAGAAATTATAAACTTTAAATTGTTTTTTCATTGTTTTATCATTGTTTTTTCATTGTTTTTCATTGTTTTTCATTGTTTTTCATTGTTTTTATTTTATAATGTTTTTTTTCTTATATTTTATGGTCTAAATCTATATTTAAAATTTTAAAATTATAAGGAAATATTTAAAAAACAATGGATTTCATTTTTTTTTTTGGAGGGGGGGGGAACTAGAAATTAAAGTTTTAAAAATAAAAAAACTTAAATAAATATTATTTTATTAATGTATGAATTCTAAAACTCAAAAAGAAAAAAATATAGAATTTATAGATATATTTAAACAATCAATAAAAAATAGAAATTTTGATCCAAAAGAATTAAGTAAACAAATGGATGAATACGAAAAACATGATATTAATGATCAAAAAACAACTGAATTAATAAAATTTATGATAAATAAACCCTATTATAAAGATTTAAAAGAAGTTAATGTTTTAGTTAAATTTCGCTTATTACAAAATAATTTAAAAATTATAAACTCAGAACTAAATGATATAGATATAACCAAAAGACTTGATAGTTTACTTAACAAATAAATGTATACTAATAAAAATTGATTTATATATATTTCTTAATACATTATTTATATGTATTGTAAAGTTTTACATTGTAGATTTACTGATTCACATGTTACTAAAGATCATATTTGTGGAACTTGTAATAATAAAGGTCATGGTCAAATTGAGTGTAATAATCCTAAATTAATAGATAGTTTAAAAAAATATTATAATGATGAACTACCTATTTCAAATCAATGTTCTATACCTAATTGTTATTCTAAAACAACTCATTCTAATGAAAGTCATCATTGTATAAATTGTAGTAGAAGACATTCTGAATCCGAATGTATTATTCAATCTATAGATACTCATTGTGATAGATTTAATTTAGAAAAATCTAATATTATACAATTTTTTACTAATACTATAAATAATAATAATTGTTATATTGCTATTTATTCTGGTATGGGATGTTATGTATATATTAGATCTGATATGAAATCATTATTTATGCATCAAGATTCTCACGGCCAATATGGTCCTTCTACAGATGATACACCTATTTTGAATTCATTTTTACAAAATTATAATGATAAAACAGAGGAATATAATTCAAATAGATATGATGAACACTCCAATGATTATATAATTGAATGTCCATTTTGTAGAACAGATAATATATCTAAAGAAATTATGGAAATAAAAGGATCAGATCATAAATGTATTATTTGTGATGAAGAAAATATAGAAATATATCTATCTAAATGTAAACATTCTCATATTTGTAAAAAATGTTGTTATAAACTTAAAAATTGATTTAAAACATAAATTATATTTAATACTAAATCATGAGTAAAAATAAAGACACATATTCTAGAAAAAAAGCCTCAGATAAACAAAAAAAAACATTTGATAAATATGGTAAATATACTTCTAAAGGCATGAGACACCTAGAAGCAATTAAAGAAAAAACTCTAATTAATCAACAATTACAAACAAATAAATAATTAAATTCTAAACTTCTATTAAACATTTATTTTAATAAAATTTTTTTTATTAAATTTTTTAAAAAATAGTTAAAGATAGTTACACTATTATTTCTAATATGAAAATTGAAAACGATATTAAATTAGATTTTAGCGATGTTCTATTTAGACCTAAAAGATCTACATTAAGTTCAAGAAGTGAAGTCTCACTTGAACGAAAATTTACATTTAAACATAGTAAACAAAGTTGGCAAGGTGTTCCAATTATATCTAGTAATATGGACACTATATCTAATATTGATATGTTTAAGGTATTATCCAAATATAAATGTTTAACCTGTTTTCATAAATATATAGATGTTAATGATATTATTAAAGTATGTGATGAGGGATATGATCCAAATTATTTTATTTTGAGCACTGGAATTTTAGATAAAGATTATTCTATTTTATCGGATAATATTTATGTTTTAAAAGCACATAATATTAATGTTAAATTTATTTGTATTGATGTCGCAAATGGATACATGTTCAAACTTATCGATTTCTGTAAAAAGGTGCGCGCTGATTTTCCAAATATAACACTTATTGCTGGTAATGTTGTTACACGAGAAATAGTAGAAGAACTTATTATATCTGGATGTGTTGATATTATCAAAGTTGGAATAGGCAGTGGTGCTGTTTGTACTACACGGCTTCAAACTGGTGTTGGTTTACCACAATTTAGTGCTGTATTAGAATGTAGTGACGCCGCACATGGTCTAAATGGTATGATAGTTAGTGATGGTGGTATTTGTCATCCTGGTGATGTAAGTAAAGCTATAGGAGGAGGTGCTGATTTTGTTATGATTGGGAGTATGTTGGCTGGACACGATGAATGTCCAGGTGATATGGTAGAAGAAGATGGTAAAAAATATAAACTTTTTTATGGTATGTCTTCGGAAACTGCTATGAATAAACATCATGGAGGTGTAGCAAAATATAGATCTTCGGAAGGTAAAACAGTAAAAGTGCCTTATAAAGGTAGTGTAGAAAATACGATTCAAAATATATTAGGTGGTATGAGAAGCACTTGTACATATATTGGTGCTAGTAAGTTAAAAGATATTAGCAAATGTGCTACTTTTGTTCGTGTGAATAATCAGGTTAATACTTTTTACAAATAGGGTTATAATTTTAACTAAGTTAATAATACAGTTAAAATAACTCTATTTAGAGTATGAATTCTAATATTTATTGGGAAAGACAACAAGGTGATTTATGTCGACTTCATTCAATAAATGCCTATTTTGGATATAAAAAATTAGATAATAATTCTTTCTTTAAATATTGTAGTGAATATGATGAATTAATTAAAGGACTTAAAACGCACGGTATGGATGGATTTTCTGAGGGACGTTGTATTATAAGTTATATTTTAGATAAACTAGACAATAAATATATTTTTTTAATACCAATCAATTCATATAATGGTATAAGAAATCATATAGATATTGATAGATACAATAAATTGTTTCCAACATTATGTTGTTATTTTGAATTTAACAAAGGTCATGTTTGGGTAAATAAAAAAATAAATGGAATATGGTATAAAATAGATAGTATAAGTGGTGTAAATAGAATAGATACGCCAATTATTAAAAATAATGGATATTTACTTGTAATAAATGGAAAACAGTTATATAATGAAATATTTTATACTATAAAATTAATACATGATACTCAATTAAATAATGAACTATATTACACTAATTTATATTATTCACTTAAATCTATTACATTAAATACAATGGCATTTAATAGTAAATGTAATTTGAAAACATTAATTCAATATAATAAAAAAATAAGTTTATTAAGTAATATTAAAGAAAAATTACTTTATATTGTAGAAAATAATAGAAATAATAAAAAATGTGATTATTCAATAATTAATCAGAAAATAGATATGTTTATTAAAAATATTATTTAATGATTTTTTTTTGTTTTTTTATTATTTGTCTTTCTTTTCTTTGGTTTTTTTTTTTTTTTTTTTAATAATTCTAGCACCACCATAAGATCCTGCTTGTATAGGTTTAAATTCAGGATAGTGTTCAATTTTATCTAAATCAGTAAGAAATGTAATTATTTTTTGTCTTAAATTATCATCTGGATGAATGTTGTCTGCTATAAATCTCAACTGTTCAGGTGTCCATGATTGAATCGGCGCACAATCAAGTTTTTGAAGTTTAGAACAATTAACATCAACTTGTGTTGGTATAAACCATGAAACTTCATTATCTATATAAAATTCTCTCATTAAATGATTCCATAATTGATAATATAAATCATAATCTGATTTCTGTTTTTCTTTTGTATGAATATTAATAAAATTATTACTGACATTCGTCCCTTTCTGCTTGTAATAAATCACACATAAGCATGTTTGAATATTTTTATGTAATTCTTCTGTTAAATTACGTGAACCACTCGCAACTGAATCATTTGTAGAATCTTTATATAATACTTCATTATATATTGAAGACATAGTGTTTTCCCTCCTTTTTTTTTTTTCCATTTTATATTCTACCGTATCACCGACTAAAGTTCCTCGCCGGACGAGCCCTGGGACTTTAACTGAATTTAAATATTTTTTTTTTTTTTGAAAGTTGGAGCTGCTTTTCATTGGTAGTTGTTGGTATTTCCATTTTGGTAACTCTCTTCTCCTTTGTGATGTATTACCGTACCTTCCCCCACCTTTCTTTGAAGATAAATTAATTTTCTGTTTTTCTTTTTTAGATAATTTTCCTCCTCCACTTAACCTTTGAACAATATCTCTAGTTTCTTCACTTAACCTTTGAACAATATCTCTAGTTTCTTTAGGTTTAGATGTTAAAATCTTAAATACAGATATTTGAAGAGGAATACCATAATATGTTAATTTATTAATAGATGTATCAAAAATTAAAAATTCCTGTTCTTTTGTCCTTTTTCCTTTTACAGGTTTTATTTTAAATAAATCAATAATTGCAAACTTTTTTTGATCTTTAACTAATTGTTTTATTAGATCAGGTGTTATATTAAAGTTTTTGTCATCACTCAATTTTTGCTTTAACAAATCTAAATGATATTTATTTATTTGTTCTAATAGAGTTTTAAGAACTCCCAAATTGGTTTTCCATTTCATTTTTTCTTGTGGAGTCCACATTGAAAAACGTCCATATCCTTTTATTTCAATATCATTTCCTCTTGCTGATTGATCATTTATCAAACTTCCTATTATAGTAAGTTGATCTTGGTTATTGATAGTAATTAATTCACACTCTGCTATATAAAAATCTTTATTTTTTTTAGGCACGTCATTACCTCCTTCTGGTTGTGATAATTTTACACATGCTATACCTCCTTTCTTAGATTCTGTATAAAAACAATTTAATCCAAACATTTGACATAATAAATAAACCACTGAATCTCCAGTAGACATAGCATACTCTCCTCCTAAAAAAGGCTTCTCAATAGATACACATACCATCATAATAATAACTTGTAATACATCACCTAATCCTTTTACATATAATAGAGCTTGTTTCTCGGGGATACTTGCATTAACTTTAGACCAAGATTGATCTTGGGGTGATGGATTACCATCATTTATAACTATATTTTTTCTTTCATTTCCTATAATAAATATATTTGCTGGATATATTTTAGCATTCCTACAATATTCTAACAATTTACCGTTAACTTCTATAATATTCCCTTTATCATTAAAACTTAAACAATCTGCAACAAGAACAGCATCTTTGGTATCAGGAATAATAATTTGTTTCTTGTCGTAATTAACCCTTCTTAGAAATGTAGCATCATCAACCATTATTAGTTCAGATTTTCCATCCTTTATTGCAAAAGTCCAATTTGATATATTTGATGGAGCAGAGATGTTTATACATTGACATTTTATTATACTACCTTCAGAAAAACCAAACATTTGTAAGAAATTAGAATCAAAAATTATATTTTTATTTGTATTTGGCCATAAAATATCCACATTTGAATTCCTAGGTGCTTTATCTAAAACTAATGTACTAAATGAAGCTACTTGTTGAATTTTTCCACGTGTAAATGCATCTATACTCAATCCAGATTCATCAAAACAATACTTTAATCCATCATAATAAGGTGGAACTTGTCCAATTTTTGTCCATGTTCTTTGTGGTCCTTCCCATGACGCTGGACCTGCTACATTTGAAATTGCAGATTTAAATTTGGCAAGCATAGGTTTATTTCCAAACGATTGTTGTCTTTGCATTACCGTTGCTATTGTTTGAAGGGTACAATTATTAGGTGAACAA